GCCCACTCTCCAGATGTATTTCTAATATTAGCAGTAACAGCAGTATTACATCCATCAGTTATTGTTATTGCCGCAACTGAATCAAAATCAACACCGCATGTTCCAGCAGCACAATTTAATGTAGCATACCTATCATTCGTTTCATAACTAACAACCCCTTCAAAATCGTATCCTGTTCCAGATACTACAGAAAACGTAAAAGAATCACACCCATCTGTTACATAAACATCTATTGATCCTTCAGCTACTATTGTATCAGGAGTAGATGCATCATCAAAGAAAAAAGGCGGTAATGGATCACATGAACATCCTGAAACTGTTACTGTTCCAGTCACCGTTGAACCACAAGCATCTTCTACTAGTATTGTGCTGACACCATTAGCAAATTCTGATATCGAAAGCTGGTTGTATCCTGATTCAGTTTCTTCTAAAAACGTAAAGCCATCTCCACTAGCACTCCATTTGTAAGTAGGGCATCCACCATCTGTATATATATTAACTTTATCTTCTCTATTTGCTTGTGTAGGATTAGTACTACTATATGTAAAAGTATCAACATTATCACAATCACATTTGGTTATACAAAACATTTTTACTTCATCGCAGCATATATTACCCACTGGATCTTCCATACATAAAGTGAGCACATCTTGAGGATGGTTACTATTCCACGAATACCATCCACCAACAGGAGGTGAAACTTGTAATGGGAATACCGCATCTGCTTCTAGTCCTCCTATAGATGCTTCAACTCCAGGTCTTGGATTATTCCACGATTCAATCCAAAAATTTATTGGTAATTCTACTGCATATTCTACTTCTACTGTTTGCTGAATCAAAATTGAACAAAATATATTACCACTACAATATAAGGGACTGTTAGCTGCTATAGCACAGTTTCCTACTCCTGTACTACTATTATATTCTTCTATTGTGGTATCATTTGTGTTGTAAATGTAATTATTTGGTATAGAAAAACTCCAACTTGGAAACTGAAACTGTATTTGCCAAGGCGTAAAATTGTTTTCCATCTCCAAGAAACCTGATTCCAAATACGGCTTTTTGTTCTCTGAATGAGGTTCGGCTTGTTGTCCAGATTTCTTCCTTTGATTAGCTCTTTCAGATTCTGAAACCATTAGCATCTCGTCCATATAATCAGCATTATTTTCAATGTTCATATATGACTTTCTACTATAGTCTTTTGTTATTTCATTAGTAGGCCTACTGCCTCTAATTGCCATTATATTCTTCCATATACATTTGGAGTTCTCCTTAAAGTAAAACCCTCAATACCATCCCGATTAACCATTTTAGTCTGAAGAAGTTGTTTTGTCCATGGTTTTGTCACATCACCAGCTGGAAGTTTTAGTGATGCTACACTACTTCTTCTAATCAAATCATTCTGTTTCCTGATCTTTCTCTTTTGAGATTCTATCTTTTCTTGTTGCTTTTTTATGACTTTTTGGACCATTTGGTCCTTCTTTTCATTAAATTTGTGTTCTACTCCAGCCATTATGTTATTTTCCATTATCTCAACTTCCACAGAAATGTACTTAATCCTAGGTCTTCAAGGTAAAGCTCTTGACTCGTTTCATAGTTACCTATCTTGATAGATATGTGATTTCCTTCCAAACCAATAGTTCGTCTTATACGTTTTATAAAGGAACCATAATCATCAGGAATTAGTGGTAAATTCAACCTCAATTTGCTCTTACCATTCACCATGAAATCTACGAAAATTTCTCCAGTCTCCTCTGACTTGGCTCTTAACAAGAAATCCTGAAGCATAATTACTTCAGAAATTCCACCAAGCTCAAGCTGAACGTAACTTTCAATTGCAGATGAAACATCGTTGTTTGTGCTATTTAGTAAATATATATAACCATCATCTATACCACCAGCTATTTGTACTATTGTAGTATCACCACTTCCTGCAGCTACCTCTGTCATACATGAGAGTTCTTGTGCTGGATCATCGAAAGACCACACATTATCAGTTATATCGTAGATAAGAAAAATATTACATTCAGTAGCTGAACCACCACTTACTATTCCTATACGTAGAACATTCTCTGAACTATCATGATTCAACCACATCCTATCTTCATAACCTCTACGGATACACTGGTCTTCGTTTGGATTGAAGTAGTTTTGAATGTCATTACTTATCACACTTACAGTTCTACCATCACAAGCACATACTCCATATCTACTGAGAAAAAAAGCTATGGTTTTTACTCTCTCTTCTGTAGATGTTGCCGTTAAAACTCCATCTACTATCGCAACAGACTTGTTGTTCATTGCACCTATTCTTGTGCTCACAAGCAATTTTCCAAACGTAGTTGGAGTATAACCTTCTATAATTGTTATACAACCACCTGCTTCGCCTTCTTCTTCTTGCCATACCATGAGTTCGTTGTAGAACCTTCTCATTGCTACTACTTTATTACTTCTACCATCACCCACTTCAATTATACCGAAGTCGCTTCCATTAAGAACCATTGGTGAATTAGTAGCAGAAAAATAGATATATTCAGCCCACCTATCAAATGAATATACTGCTCTGTCTTTCCACACACAGTTACATTGTGAATATCCAAGATCAGTTATATCAAAATAAGGCATACCTTGTATACCTATATTAGTATCATCACTTAAAATAGAATCTACCTTAAAGTAATACCAGTATGCATAATATGTAGAACCTTCCAATTGTCTTGGTTGTGGGGTAGTTGTGGGTTTAGAAAATGTAACCCATCCAGGTTGTGTAACACCTACCGATCCATCAGTAAGTGAACCACTATCATCAGTCACAATACCTCTCCAAGCACTACCTGTCCAATAATAAACATCAGAAATAGTTCCTGTAGAAGTACTTGGAACAGCTCCTGGATCTATAAACCACCCTTGTGTCGGATCTGTAGTAGATAAATAAAGAGTATCATCATTAGTCATTAAACCAACATCTACAGCTGTGGAACCATATAGACGATAATTACCAATAGAAGCATCATGTAGTCTAACCTCTACAACATCTTGAGGTGTACCATCCCACATATTTACAATAGACTGAACATCACTATTAAATGTAACTCCAGTTATTGTAACGCTTGAATCTAATGCTCCAGAAGACAAACTTAATCTGTAGAACCAATCATTTGCTCCAAACATATATTTAGGACTAACATCTGTTGGTAAAGTCCATTCCATAGTTCCAGCTTTTCCAAGAGTAGCTGAACCATTAATTGTTCCGTCAACAAAACTACTAACAGCAGTCCAAGTTGATCCATTCCAATAATGCATTTGTGAAACAGCATTATCACCATTAAGATTACCCATAACGAATGTTAGTGATTTGATTTGAACCGGTGTTCTGATAAACACACAGTCGTAATTTGCAAGAGTGCTCAACGAACTTAATGTAGCGTATGTTGTAGTTCTTCCATCTGATACTTCTACAGAATAATCCTCACCTTCTGTAGGAATGTCAGGTATAGTAGATGTTCCTTTGTAGACTATTAGTCCAGAAACATAACTACCGCTTCCACCCCAAACCTGATGTTGATCTACGGTGTTGCTGTAAATTAGTTTGTCACCAATGTCACCAAAAGATGCTGCTGTTTGATCAGCACTGCCGTCATAAACCTCTGTTCCAAAAGTTCCAGTAGTTATTTTTGGAGCAGCATTAGTAGCATCCAGTAAATCTCCATCTGACATTTGAGCCAGTAAGTGATCTTCATCTACTCTTGATTTACTCCACTGATAAATATTAAGAACTTGATTTGAAGAATCAGAAGAAGTATGTAGTCTTTTTTGACCAAGTCTTTTAATAAATCCAGGATGTCTACCTCTCATATTCTGAACCATACTAAAAGAACCAAACTGTAGTAGAGGTTTTTCTCTTACAGTAATTGCTCCACCTCTCAACGCATTAGCTTTCACGTCTGTCAAAGGAGTATACATTTATTAACCTCCATTAAAATCTACAAAATCATTTAATATGTCACTTATTGGAATATCTTCAGATGAAATACCAAACGCATTTGCTGTTGAATTAAACTGTATATCAAAAGTTTCATATTCTGTTTTCTGTAGAGGCATCTTTGACAAAGGATGTTCAAGTTTGATATCTATAACAGCTTTAATCGGAATCAAAAAATGAAAAGGTTCTGGAAGTTCTGATACTGTTCCAACAATATCTTGTACCTGTGAAGTAGAAGTTATAGTAGCTATTCGTGCTGATGTATAATCTTCAATCTCTTCCACCCAATCAGAACTGTAATCTTCCAACATTATACCATTATAGTAGTCAGCAATCTTTTTAGCTGAATCATCAAATGTAATAGCGTTAGTTCCAGTAACTGTTATTTTTCCGTAATACATATCTCTAGGTTTAGTATAATACGCAATATCATAGTCTCCACTCATTCCACTTTCATCTAATACAAATGTAGTTCCTTTCTGATAATAGTAATACTCACTACCATCAGCCGAAGTTTTTGATCTTTGGTTAGCGTAAATTCTTGTTATCTTGACACCTTCACTATCTCGTAATTCCTGAAGTTTCCCAAAATCCCAAGGAAGTTCATATGAACTTCCAGCAAACGTTGCTGTATCTACATTTAGAAACAGCTCTGACCTTAAATTAAATAATTTATTGTATATGTATCGTTGAGCATTATTCAATTTGGTAACAAGATAATCGTTTCCAAACGCTAAATCAGTATCTGTTCCTTGGGCTAAATCCTCATCATATACATGTAGTGCCATACGAATTGTTTTTAACATTTCAAAACAGTTATTATATGTGCTCATAATTAACCTCTACGTTTTTATTCTTTTTTATCTACTTCAATTTCCGTTTCCAATGCAGATATTTCTGCTGCTTTTTCTTTATATTCTACAGTTCTTTTGTCTAACTTCTCTAACTGTTCCTTTTTCATTTTGTCAACTTTTGATTCTCTCATGAAATTCATAAGTTCTGATAATTGATCTTGAAGGTCAGCAACTTTGTTTTCTGCTGCTTTTGCTCTATTTACTGATTCAGTAAGTTCTATATTCTTTGTATCAGCTTCACTATAAAACTCTTCCAACTTAACACCATGTTTTGTAGCAAAATGAACAACCATTTTAGGCGGTTCAACCCAAGAAAGGTTCTTTCTCTTTCTTTTCTCATTATCAACATTATATTTTCTAATCTGTTGTAACTCAAAATGTTTCTGTCTCTCTAATGCTTCTTTAATTTTCTTATCTTCTGCTGATCCCTCATCTCCATAGTCTAATAGAACTATTCCTCTTGCTTGAAAATGAGTAAGAATATGTCGTGCTGCTGATGTTTCTAATCTTTTCTTATCTCCAGGACTAAATGTATAAGAAATTCCGTCATGCATCGCTACTAGTTTTTCATCTGTTGGATTAAATATTGTTGGCTTTTTATTTCTCCTTAAAGTTTACTATTCCACATGGGTTATAGTAATATTATGTTATTCTTCTTGACTTAGTTTTCTGAAATCTTTTACTACATATCCTTTTTGTTTTGTCTCTATTTTTCTAACGTGACTCAAACCTTTGCCTGATCCATAAACTTTATCGTAGAGACTGTTCAACTGATGCTTATTGTCAATCGTAGCCTCATGAATAACTTCTTCTGTATCTCTATCGTGTTTAGCTCTTATGTCTTCTAAATATCTACACTTCTCATCGAGCTGTGATTTCAACGATTGTTTCTCACAATCACCTTCTGCCAGGACAGCTATATCAGATTTGTTTGGATACCTATAACCAAAATTACCATCGTGAACCACGTGTATAATAATAGGTCCTCTAAGCGGTCGATCATAAGTTATTACATACAGTGGTTCTAAACCACCTTTTTTAGACAACTCTCGTTCTATGTAACAATCCAATCTAGGGTCCAATAGTTTTAGATTTGTCATGAACGATCCATCTGTTGGTCTATCTTTCATTTTATTACTCCTATATAGAGGGGGCTTCGTGCCCCCTCTTAAGTTTAATTTAATCTACTGAATTTAACGTTTCATGTTTTCTTCCATCAGTCGCTGTGGATTTAATAGTGTATTCAATCTGTAAAGAAAATAACTCCATCTCATCAGCAATTGCTGTAGCACCACCGAGACTTGTTGCTGTAATTCTCGTCAACAGCAAACCAGTACCAGAAGATGTTGTAAGATAATCTTCACTATTAGTTGATGTCCAATCTGTGACATTAAAAGCATTAGCTGTAGCAATATTAGATCCTGACCAAGTAGTGCTTTCTTTGGTAGTTATATCCGCAATAGCATCTCCTTTATCTATTGGCATGTAATCAAACGTAAAGGTTGGTGTAAACCCTGATGTCGTTGTGTTGGTATAAATCAATCTCCATCTTAACGGATAATCAGAATCAAAATCCCACGGCATCATAAAAACATCATAGAATTCATCCCCAGCAGCACCAATTGGAACATCTGTTTGTTCAGAAGCAGCCACAGCATTAGCTGTATTTACTGCTCCACCTGTAGCTTGGAAGGTACCATTAAGATTACCATACATGTAACGAGGATCACGATCAATTCTCTTTGTTTTCCATGCGATGTGTTCATCTTTTATCATTGGTCTACCTCCTTTAACTTACAGGATCGGTATCTGTGTTATGTCGTCTACCATCCGTAGCTGTAGATTTAATAGTGTACTCCAATTGCATGCTGAAAAGCTCGATTTCATTGGTACTTGCTCCACCAAGATCTGTAGCAACTAGTTTAGTTAAAAGCAGAACATCTGAAGATGTAATATACTTTTGACTTGCAGTTTCAACCCAATCTGTTATTTCAAAAGCATCTTCTGTTGTGGAAACAGTTGTTGTAGAAACAGTATCCTCATGAGATGTAACGTCAGCTATTGCCTCTCCTTTTGCTCTTGCCATATATCCTAAAGTAAATACAGGAATATCAGCAGTTGTAGATGCATGTGTAAAAATAAGTCTCCATCTAAATGGTTGATCCACATCCATATCCCAAGGAATTATGAACACATCATAAAACTCATCTGCTGCGGTTTGAACTTGAACATCAGTTTGTTCACTATCTCCTACTGAATTAGCTGCATTTACAGCTCCACCAGCTCCTTCAAACGTACCATTCAAATTACCATACATGCTACGAAAATCTCTATCAACTATCTTTGTTTTCCATGCTATATTTCTGTCTTCTATCATTTTAATTTCTCCTCGAAAAGGTTCATTCCTTTTCACAGTTTACCCCCGCTAGGCGGGATACTTAGTTTTTATTTACCCAGAACGGGAATGATTACCCGCTCCAGGATTTATAGTTTAACTAAATTCGATGGATTCTAAAATTTATATTTTAACCAAATTCGCTAGGCTCTACTAAATCATAAAGCAGCGTATTTGCATTTCTTTGAGCTGTTCCGAAATTAGCATAAATAGCTAATGCGAAATCCCACTCATCATACTTTGCTCTTTGATGAAGCATTTGATCCCTATTCATAAATCCAAGAGGCATCAATTCGTATTTCTCTACTGAACCTACCTTCGTAACAAAAATCTTACCACGAGGTGATACAGGATCAACTACCATACGAACATCACCTGCTCCAGCTGCGAAACCAATGGAATCATATCCACCAGAAAGCTTTTGCGGATTAAATCTTACATCACCAAGTAACAAGTTGGCATACTTTCTCATCTGGCCTTCGCCCATATACATAATGGAAGCATTCTCACCTGACATATTTCTCGTAGCGTTACAAGCTTGAAGCAGTAAATCTTCAGTCAGTTCTCTATCAACCGAACTATTTCCAAGCATGTTCGCTTTCCATTGCGTATGAGTAGATACTAGTATATCTTCGAAAGTAGCTAGTAAAGTTCCATCATCAAAAATTCCTTCCATACCAGTCATTTCAATAGGTGTATCACTCGTAGCATGAGCTGCCTTACGAGCACCTATTCTTACTATATAAGATCCATTAGGAACGGCCTCAGCAACAATAGTATAAGTTCTTGCAGCTACAATAGGATGATCAGCCTGATAAGTAGATCCACCAGCTCCAGTAGCAGCTACAATTTCCATCTCCATGGTATTATTAAGATAATCTACTGTAGAAATTCTTGAAGCAACCGAAGACTGATCAATAGAAGCACTATCGTAAAAATCTACAACCATACCAGGTTTAAGCAACCTAACGCCCTGTGTATTATCGCAAGTTACTGTCCAAGTAGCACCAACAGAAAGAGTATCTGATGCTGCAGAAAGAGTTCCAAGTAGTCCAAAACCATCTCCCCATGCCTGTCTATTAAGATCATTTCTTAATGCTCTATACATACCTTTAATTTGGTTGTCAGTGACATCCATAAAAGCAGAAGCATTTCCTTTACCTTTCTCCATCGCTGGACCCGTAAGACGTCCAGTTGAATATATATAAGCAGGCTCAACTAAAGCCTTGTCGAACTTACCTACTAATGGATCAGGAAGTATAGCGCTTTCTACACGACCACCAACAGATTGAGGATCACCATAGGTGACACCAAACTGATATCCTAAACCACCTATTGTCGCATTCGATTTAGGAATGTTATTATATAAAGTTTGCTCATCTGCAAACTGTGTCTCGATCCCTTCTCCATATATAAACTTAAGTGTATCTGCTACGGAAGTGGAATCTGTAAAGTCTATAGTCATTTTATTTCTCCTATTTTATTTATTTTATGTGTTATCCAAAGCCATGATTTTTTCTTAGCATTTCAATAGCTTGTTGTTTCATATCTTTAAAATTTATTTTCTTTTCTTTAAGTGTAGTAATAGTATCATCAGTAGAAGAAATTTTGGTTAACTTTTTCTTGCCATCTATATAATCCTGAATTGCATTATTTTCTAAGTCTTTCACAATTTTTACAGCCTGCGCATTCATTTTCTTTATATCTGACTTCTTATTCATGTCTACGTCTTTCACAAAGCTTTCGTTTCTAAGCAGCGCGTTTAGTATGTTCTTACCTGCATCACTTATATCTTCTTGATCGTTTATAAACGATGTGGCACCTTTATCGTAGTCATCCCAAAACTTTTTCTCACTTATTTCTGTCTGCTGACTAACTGATTTATCTTCAAATTCTTTTTTCATATTAATCATCTGCTTCTGTAAGCGCTCAAGGGTTTCTGCCTCGCTTTCATCATCACCCTGTTGTATCTCTTTCAAAAGCTTTTGTTCTGCCCAATACTCATGTATCTTGTCGAGTTCTTCTTGGGCTTCTAACAACTTCGTCACATCTTTGGAACCGATCTCGCTCTGTAATGTCTTTGAAGTTGCCACGTCAGCTATCATTTCATCAAGGTCTGCATAACCATGGGTTTCCATAATAGACTGAACTTTCTTTTCTGTGGTTCTGGCTGCTATCCATTTAGGATTCTTGTCAAAACCTTCTGTAGTTGAGGAATCTACATTTGCCTCAATGTCAGGCTGGACCTGAACTTCTTTTCCATTTTCATCTAACTTTACTTGTGTTTCATCAATTACTTTTTCTGCCATGTTATTTCTCCTTATCTATATAAATGCTATTATAAGCTTGTTATATAGAATGTTATTTTATTATTACTTAAATTTGTTTTTCATTTCTTTTGGCTTTACTTCCAGATCTGTGATCTGTAGCCTAATAGATTCTCTGCTTTCGTCATAATCTATATTATCACGAGCAGAAATTTCTGTTATTTTAGCAGTACAACCAAAGTTGATTTTGTCTTTAACAGAGTAATCTTTGATTTTAATGCCAAGTTTGTCCAACTCTTGCTTATCCAAGGTTATACACAAGCCATAAGGATACGTCTCTTCATTACGAGTTACCTCTGGACCTAAGGTCCTCATTTGTTTCTTTGGTTTTCTTTTCATATTAATCATATCTCTTCTCCTTAAATATTTTACATACCACCTTCTGGTTGTGCTTTAGGTGGACCTTTAAGCTCTTCTATCGGACCTCCTTGTCCAATATCATTTACTGGTTCCTCTTGACCAGGTGGTCCCTCCTTCTGTAACTGTTGCATAGCCATTGCTTGTGCCATTTGTTTTTGTTGTTCGGCGTCTAAAATCATTTTGTGTAACTCGGTGTGAGCTGAAAGAATTACTTTCTGCTCTTCCGATAATTCAGCATAATTGTCTGAAAGTATAAACCTGGTATGAGTATCATAATGAATTTGATGGTTGTCAAATTTAAACCTAGGATCGTTACTAACAACTTCGGCATCCAAAGATGGATTTACTCCACCTGTCTGCTCATCTGGTGATGTCAACATTATATCTTCTAAATCATCCGATGCAATTTTATAATTCTCCTGTTCTGCTCTTTTAGCATGGACATTATTAACATCTCCTATAATATCCGCTAAACCTAATTTTCTTAAAATTTCACGTTGCATAATTGGGTCGTTCTGAAATTGTCCTGATTGCATAAGCATCAAAAGAGAGTTAGCCTCACTAGCTTTTGTTTTAAAAATCCCTGAACTTAATTCCAATCTAACATCTGTGTTGTTTCTTAAATCAGCTCCCCTAAAAGTCTTTATAGCAAACTCTTTGTCTGGACCTACAACTTTTATAGTCCGTTTTTCGGTATATAGTTCCTGAGCTAATATCAACCGTTTACGATAAACCCTGGATAAACTTCTATGAAACCTGCTTATGTCGGGTGCATGTACACTTTCGGCTGCTTCCTGAAGAATATCTACAAGCGCGCCTGAAGCTCTGTCTCCTGGATTATTTCCTTTTAATACATTTTTAGGATCTCCAGCTGACTCCTGTATAGCTACTTCTATGTTCATTCTCTCTTTAAGCACTTGATCTGGTAATGATAATCCATTTTCAAATTTAGGGATCATACCACCTGACCTCAAAGGATCAACTTCCAATGCTACATAAGACTGACCGTCCTCATTTAATCTTTTGAGATGAGATCCAACAGGCATAATAACTCGTGGTCTTCCAACACTACGACGATTCATAATTAGTGCTTGGTCAATTCTATTTAGATTATCCTGTGAACTAATCAAATCATTAACAAAGGAATCACTCCAATACCTTCCAGGAGTTTTATACCAATGGAAATCGGTTACACTGTACATCCAATCATTCTGCTCATCCTTTAATGGTAGAGGTAATTGATCTATATCCAATAAAGTCTTCTCGTTGGCTTGAACAATATACCTTCCTTTTGGAAAAGTCTTCGTGGGCTTAAACTCCATCTCTTTAAATATAACCTTATCAGCTTCATTACTTGTATCTTTTGCTGTAGCATTTAACAACCCACTAGATTTCCATGGACTAGCATTCCCTACAAACTTCATAAGCATTTCACTATATGGAAGATCCAAATCTTCTGATTCTGGAGAACCTATTAGCTCTCCAAAAGTATCTTCGACCCATTCTTTGTTTTTTATACTGCACACACCTACATACCTTTTCTTTCTTAATGTTTCTCCAAGCGGATCTAAAACCATACTAAAAGAAGACACAGCTTCTGCTACAACATCTCCGCTTTTGATTACATTACCGTCTTTATCTATACCGTATTTACCTCTTTCCATATCAGGAAACACACGCATATAAGACACACCTGTCAACAGTAACCATTTAACAACTGCTTCTTTATGATCTTTAAACTCTTGATCATTTCGAAGATCCATATCCTGTAGAAGTAGTTCTCCTATATTAGCTGATTCTATGTCTTTTGGTTGGTTACTATTAGGATAAACTTTAGGTATGTAATTCTTATTTAATATAAGTGCTGTTTCTGAACGTATGGCATCTCTTATCTTATTAGTGACTGGCGTAGGTATTAATTTGTTAGAGTATCGTCTAGTGAATGTACCTCTCTCTGTGAGCCATCGCAGCCACTGTTCTCCAATATAATAGAGTATATTTCTCATCCATATTCGTTCTAACATAAGACGTGTGTTGTCAAATCTCCTAGCATTGAATATGTCATTCATTACCGCTAAGGCATCATATTTCTTATCTAATTGTTTAGTCATTTAACAGCTCCTTAATTTCCTACAGGGATGCCTTCCGCATCTTCTCTATTCATCAACTCTGCAGCTATTTCTTCTACTGTTGGTGCAGGTTCACTAGTCTTATTCATATACGCATAATTTTGGGCGTATTCAGTCAAATCACGGCTCATCAGCTTGTTAACAAGCTCTGCTCGTTCTTTCTTGAATTCTCTATTCTGTATCAAATTCATTACACCTTGATAGAGAATGAGACCTACAAATACTATTACTACTACTATATCCATGTTGTCTCCTAATAATCAAATACATCAAAAAGTTCTTCTTCCTTAAAACTGTCTTTCATTTTTTGTATATCTATTGCCGCTGATCTAGAAATACCATCCAACGACTCTATTTGTTTTTCTCTTTCCTTCTTAATCTGCTCTTCTTTTAACTGTTCTACACCATCACCTACTGGTCTTGCCATCATGATATGACAAGCTTCATCATAGCAATTGTGCGATATTAACCCATTAAATAATGTAAAAGAATTAGTTGTTGGCACATTAAGACAATACACATCGTGGTTCTGCCCTCTTTTTATCAAAGGCTGATTTACAGTGGTCATGATATTGTTTTTTGTGCCATTCAATTCCTTCTGCACTACCATGCCATTTATTAGCTCCTTCATGTAAAGCTTTAAGCCACTTTGTATGGTCTTGTTGTTTGCTATGTAAGGACATATGACTGCCAGCTCGTTTAAGCTCCAAGTTAATTGATTGGTTGTTTGATTTATTCCCATCAATATGGTGGATATGAAATCCTTTGGGTATGTTACCAAAATTTGTTTTATATATAAGTCGATGAAGTCTTTTACCTTTTCTCTGAAAGTAGTGCCCACATAACCAGAATCTTTCTCCATCAAATTCCTGACAAGTTTCGCTGATGACGATAGGTTCTGAGCTTCCTCCCAACCATTCTCCGTTAAGAATTTGTGATCTAGTGTGCAGCATATCTTTTGAGTTGCTAATTCCATAATCAATGTCTCTGCTTGTTTCCTTGTTAACCAACATTTAGAATAATCCTCCCATACTCCGTTTAAGTTTAATATTTGTCCTGTAGTCCCTACTAAATCTTTTATTTTGTAAATACCTTTTTTTGTTATTACTTCAGTATCCCCATGTAAACAATGATCTTCGCTGTTAGTGTCTACATCTTCCTTATATGTTGCATCACTCTGTAACAGTGGTATAGTCCTAATAAACTGATCACAATTAGAATAAATCTGAATCATTGGTTTCATATCTTCTTCAAGTTTTAATCTTTCATGAAACTGTCTTATCTTCAATTTTCTACTAGGATCACCTGGTCTCAAATCTAAATCATACTTTCTAAACTCATCTGCAGTTGAAGCCCCTTGACCACCACCCCTGTAATCAGGTTTTTTATTAAAACAAGTAGGATCACATAATCTTATCACCTCATGTCCTACTATATCTAACCTTTTCTCTCTCTCTTTTATACCTTCCGCTATCTGGCTGTCTGTCATTCTTACTCCTGTATTAGGAGTTCCATTCCATCCATACCACTCTGCAAACCGATATACTCTATTGTCTTGGTCTACCCACCACCAACCTACACTAAATGGAGCAGCAAATCCCCAGTCAAATGTCATGTATATTGGCACAAACTCTGGAATTGGCTGTGGCTTACATACATGGTGTTCCATACTAAAACTAAATGCCTGACCAAGAAATATATCCCAGTCACCATTTAAGTAAGCAGAACGTAATGGTTCTGGTAATGCTAATAACTTGTTTCTGTAACCAGGGTCCCTGTCCATTAGAATCTTATTGTCTTCTAACTTACCTGGTATATAACATCGTAACATACCACCTTCAGTAGGGGAAGCCTGTTTCAGCTCATAAGGATCGGAATAATCAACCCAACGTCTTTTAACAAATTCGTGTCCAACACCACCTGGATTACTTGCTGTTACTATTCCAGGTATTTTGTGTATCCATTGTTTAGGTATATCCAAGGAACATCTGTTTCTTCCTCTTAAATAATCGTACATCAGTTCTGTAAAGGTAGTCAATTCGTCTATCGCTAACAGGTGTATCTCTGCTCCTTGATACACAAATATATCTGTCTCATGTTGCGCATGACAAAAATGTAACATACTGCCATTCTTAAACTCCCACCTTTTATCTTGCTTCTTGAAAGTTCCTATGTCTCTAGGAAACTCATTCAAACTTGGGAGAATATGGTTTTTTTCTAATTCGGGATATGTACGTCTAAACAAATACGCTTGTAATCCAGGTATCTTTAAACACCAGTCTAACACTTCTTGTCGCAGAGCATGGCTATTATGTGTTGTGACCATTTGACTTCCAACTAAAAAAGTATGGTCTGGTGAATCTACCTCTATACATCTACTTGGTTCTGATTCTACTATAGTAGCTTCTTTGATATATCTAAATTTAGTAGTTCTTCTGTTTGGAAATGTTTGGATATCTCTTTTTCTTGGTAATCTAAATGCAACGTAATCAGGTTTCCATGATAACGTCCATGCTGGTCCGCAATCTACCCCATACAATTTACTTCTATGTTCAATCTTTTTAACTTTGTTACCAAGTGATACTATTAATTCAATTAAACCATCTATTATACGTTCATTAGTATTAGTAAATGAAATAGTACCTGAGTTTTTATCAGTAGTTCCGTCTGTATCCATTAGTCCTTGTATTAGTGATATTCTTTGGTCTCTTGAAGATCTAATATATTCTAACGGTATATGTTTATTTTTTCTTAATCCTAGTTTTCTTATTATAGTTATTAATCCTAGTACTGTATGTATTGTGTTTGTTTTATCACTATGCCTAACCTTAAATCCTAATTTCTCTATTTCATCAAATAACTCTATATCAATACCATATATATTACTACTACTTTTACTACCATCACCTAACCAACAACCTAGCACGTATGGGTCTAATAATAACTCTTTTTCCTTAAGATCTAAACAACCGTTAATACTTATAGCATGATTACTTCTATTATTTTTACCTGTAGTAAGTGTGTCTACTATCTCTCTAGTAGTTCTAACAGTACCAGTAGGTACATCTTTAGTAGGAGGTGTATTCTTCTTGTTTCTTTCTATCAATGACTCAGTGAATTTATTTGACTTGTTTCCTGATACATGTGATTGTCTTTTCTCTCTTCTTTTAGATCTATATTCATCAGTTCTTTGAGTTAATGCTACAAGTTCTTTAGCGTTAAATGTAATCCACTCATGGTCTACACAAGAAGTAATTTTTGTTAAATCATCAAACATAAATTCATATAACTCAGGGGTATCAATAACATCAAATAGTTTAGTAACTTTACACACACTACCATCACTACTAAATAGTTCATCACCAACTTTTAAGTCACTAATAGTAGTCCACCCATTAGGTGTTGGTAATACCTCATTTAACTTTACCGCTTTGCCTGGGCCAGCAGCTCCGCCGTATAATATCTCATTAGCTTTACACTTGTGCAGCATTGCTTGCTTTGGTTGAGGAACATATTCATTTACAATAACTCTTGATTTAGGAGGCATCATCCTCCCTATCTATATTGCTTTCATAAACAAATTTTATATAACCGCCGCCGAACCCACCTTCATCTGGCTTATCTTTCCAACCATCCCCTCCACCTAAATTCTTTAACGCGAAGATAGCACCAGCGGTAGGCTGCCCTGGCTTTAGCAATTTATCTACTAAAAACTCTTCTATTTTCAGTTTAGCATAAGAAAGAGCTGTTTCATATTCAGGTCCTCTTTTAGCTAAATCATTTAATGACCCTCTATTCTTATACCCAAGAAAGATAGTGAAACCCGCAATACTAGGTGCCTTCTTATCTGTTTTGCACAGCGCAAAGTATTCATCTGTCTTTCTAGAGAATTCATCCGCAGTCTTTATAATAGCGCGTGGAGTAACCTTATTAAGAGTAATCTCCTTACCAGTAGTTTCTTTTTTCTTATTCATACAATCTCCTATAATCAGTAGTAGTGTCATTAAGACTATTCTGATTATAATGCGAAGCATTATCATCTGCAATTGAAATGTAATTTCAATTACTACTATTAATGTGGACCTTAGGCCAGACCTTGTCTGTTTCTGCGTTTCCGCTTTACGTGCCCGTTTAGATCTAACCATAGCCTCTACTTATAAGGAAAAAATCAACTAAACTGACCTAACTGGTGCATATTATTAAGGATTTTGGTAACCCATATGGGTTACTAATTGTATCCTGGTAGTGTAGGGAAAAAACGTTTTGCTACTTTCTGTATTTGGAATAGTTTAATTAAACCATTGATATTATTACCTATATTTTTACCTAT